GAAGCAGAAGCAGAACAAACGGAGGATAAAAAAGAATGAATATAACTAATGCTGGTGTTCGTGGGCATAACCCTACTGGGGTTGTAATTCACAATGACGCCGGTTCAAATGGCGCTAACGTTGGCTTCTACAACAACTGGTTACCTAATCATAACCCTGAAAATGGCTTTGCTCATGTTTATATTGGAAATGACGGAAGATTGCAGGCTTCGGACTTCTCTAACATGGCATGGCATTGTGCTAACTCATACGGTAATGCAAATTATGCCAGTTGGGAAGTATGCCAATCAGAGGGCGATTTAAACCAGTTCTTGAGGAATGAACAGGCGGTACTAGATGATGTAGCCAAGTACATGAAACAATGGGGCTTAACTCCTAATCGTGATACTGTGAAGCTGCATCAAGAGTTATCATCTACTTCATGCCCTAGACGTTCCGTAGAGGTACATGGTGGCACGGTAGAGAGTTGTCGCTCATACTTTATCGCAGAACTAAATAAACGCCTTACAGGACAAACTGGGGGCTCTAACAATAACACAACAGAAAGCGGAGAAATTGAAATGTTTTTAATTAATTGCAAGGACACAAAGAATTGGTATGTATGCAACGGAGTATCAGCACGACATATTAAAACAACTCGTATGCTTGGCGGTTTCCAAGGTAAATTTGGAGCAATCAAGTTACCAGAAACAGTTATGTATCAAAAGGAATTTGAAGCAGAGTATGGAAAAGTAAACTAAAAAAAAGACAGCTTTATAGCTGTTTTTCTTTTTCTTCTCCTTTTTGTTGCTTAATTGCTTACCTGATTAATTGCTTCAATAATATTATTGCCAGCATTTATTAGAATTTCATCACTTACAGTTACATTCTTTCTTGAAAATAGTTCGTTCTCAATCTTCATAAAGTGCATTGCTTTAGCTAAAAATTGAGCTGATGATTCATAATAGATTGTCTCTAGTTCATCATCTGATAGCTGTGTTAAATCATCGTTAGCAAAAGTTGTGAGTTTTCGCTTAATTTCTTTACCATTGTCATCTTCCTCTACGTAAAAACGTTTCATCTATTCATTCCTTTGATTTCAAATTTTTCAACAATATACCTTTTAGAGCCAAACTCAAGGCTCACTAGATAATTATTAAAAGGGTCATTCTTGTTCAGGTCATTCGCAATCTTTCGTGCTGTTGACCGTGGATATTTTGAACTATTGATTTCGCTTGTATAATTGTGTAAGATCATCTCATTGCCTCTTTCATTATCCAATTACTCCTGTCTTTATGTTTAATCTTTGCTGACTTGATAAGTGATATAAATTGCACCACTTGCAGTAATAAGATCTAACCGGTATTTTATCATTTTTGTTTTTCTTGCTCTTTTTAACATGCTGGGCATTTACTATTGAATATAAAGCACCCATTTTTGTGTATTTGCGTTTCTTACACATAATCTAACCACTCCTTAATCGTAAATAATTCAAAGCCATTTAGCTTACTTTGTTTTTCAAACTCTACTTGGTTTCTATCTAGGTCTACCAACAGTTCAATTACAGGCATACCGTTATCAAGCCATCTGATGACTGTATTAGCTTTAAGTCCGAAATAATTAGCACATTGAGCCTTACCACTAAAGTGTAGTTCCTCTTCCGTCATAGGGTTATAAGCTACTACCTTTATAGCTTTTTGAGTTGCCATTGTTTAATCTCCTTTCTTAACTCTATGTATTTATTATATAAAAAAAAGTTCATACTGTCAAGCATAAACTTTATTATCAATTATTTTATTCCTTCCCAGCGTTCAAAATCATCAGCTAGTTCTTGTATAAAGCCCATAATGTCGTCAGTAGTGTATTCTGTAAGCTCATTCTCGTTACTTAAGTTAGCAAGTTCTTTGGCATAGTCTAAAGCCTTGTTACGGTCTTTGTCGTAACTTTCACCCTCTTTCTTGCCAGCTCTCACTAGATACTTCAATACCTGCATTGTATTCCAGCCCACAAGCTCTTCGTAGTTAAAATTATGTTTCAAGTATTCGTTAAGTTCTACACCGTATTCGTTGACATAGTGCTTATTTTCTTTAAAATTCATTAGATGTTACCTCCAAGCCATGCAATAAGCAACGTCGCAAGCATACCTATCCAAGTGATAGCGATAAGTGTAAAGCCGACACCTGCAGCTATCATTAAAGTTTTTACTGTATCTTTCATTTTGTCCTCCTCTATTTATAACTACATTCTATCAAATTGCTTTTACTTTGTCAAATATTAACTCCCTTAACCATAAATAATTTCTCACATTTATCATTTCTTGTTCCGCCTTGAATGGTGCTACGTGCTTTATCAAAAGAATATACAACTTCAAAACGTTCATCTGAAATTGAATAACTTGAAATTATCACGATATTGGCCTTAGCTATTTCAAATGCCCAGTTATAAAACTCTTGACTATCAAATGAATTGATATAACTTTCTTGGTAACTACCCTCATAAGGAGGATCAAGATATAATATAGCTCCAGAAACTTCGCTAAAATCATGATAACTTTTATTCGTTGCTTTTATTTTATTTAATTGCTGGAGTCGTTCAAGTTGTTGAAGTTGTTGAAGTTGTTCAAGTTGTTTAAGTTTTTGAAGTTGTTCAAGTTGTTTGTACTTTTCAATCGATCTCTTATATGTTTCGGTCTGTTTATAACCACTAAAAACGTCATGCTTTTCGATAATTTCTTTAGCTAGATTATATTTCAAATCTGATTTTTCTTTGTTGTATAAATATCGCAACTTATTATTACCAAAAGAGTTTACTAGCAACTTCAAAAAATCATCTGTCGTCTTGTTTTCTTTCGCTTCAATCTCTAAAAACTCCGTACGTGAAACAATAAGAGTTTTTATCCACTCACGGTCTTGTGATATAACTCGTTCAAATGCGTTGGTTATATCCTTGTCCAAGTCATTATAATGCACTTCTAAGCCATTTAAAACACATTCGGCTGTAATTGCTCCACCACCTCCGAAGATGTCGTATATCGGCTTATCTGTGCCAAAGTTTTGTTTGATAATTTCAATAATCTTCTTGCTTATCTTTTTCTTGCTCCCTTGGTACGGTAGTCCAATCGGTCTACCTTTTCTGATTTTCTTCTCGTCTAAATTAAGCACTATTCCTTGTCTTTCTAATTTGGTAAAATTTATTCCATTTTTCTATAAGTTCTAGCAACTTAGGTTCATTGTATTCGGTAAATAGTTCAACCTGCGATGCATACCAACAATGTAAACAGCGATCGCAACTATAACAGATGTTTCTATATCCTCTACAACCTTTGCAAACTCCTAAACCGTCACTCGTTGGAATATCGAAGCAATGGCAATATCTTTTATCATTAAAATATTTTCTTTTCATTGTCACCTTTCTAGTTTAATTATATACTATTATAAGCTATTTCTTTTTAATTATCAAGCGAAAAGCACGATAAACCACTAATAAAATAATTGTTATTATAAATAGCGGTGGAATAAATACAGTTACAGCAAACCAAATAATAGATACTAAAGTATAGATCATGATTTTAAGTATTAATTTACCAGCATGAGTTTCTTGAAACCTAAGTTCTGTATAAGTTGTTTCTTGTTCTTTTTGCTCCTCAAAAATAGTTTCCGTTTCATAATGATTGCCACAATAATCACATTTACCATTAGTGAAACTTGAAGCCCCACAGGTTACGCATTGTTTTAATTCCATTGTTGTAACTCTCTTTCTTAACTTTATATATTGATTATAACAAAAAAAACTCTAAGCTGCAAAGCCTAAAGTCTTATATGATGTTATTTTTCTTTCAATTTATTTTTGAACCAGATGATTCGTTCCTTAAACCAAGCGTCAACTCCTTCATGACGTAGCCATTTACCTTGCTTCACACCGTTCTTTTCCATGAACTCAATCACTTTAGTTGGAGTTTCTGGTTCGTCCCACATATTATATTTTGCTGAATGGTATTTACTAAACATTTCGAGTGTTTCGATGTAACTATCTTTCAGAAGTTCCGTGTCAAGCAATTTTTGGGCTTTCTCAGCACGTTTAGCAAGTCGTTCGTTAGCTTGTTCCAGTTGTTCCTTTTGTCGCTGCAAGCTCAAGTTATGGTTGATGTAAGCAATTTGCTGTGCATGTCTTCCAAGTTTGCCTTGTGTATTAAGCTCAATCAGTTTAGCCATTCCCTCGCCAAGAATTTCATCAGCTACAAAATTATGCTTGTATTTTTTATTTGTGTTTCTTACGTAGTTATCAAGTGTTTGTTTGATTTTAAGTTTTTTGTGTAATTCTCGTAGTGTTGTCAATTTAATACTCCTTCATATATTTTACCAAACTTCAAAGCGTTAATTTTAACTAACTGTTTCAAGTCTGATATGAATTGCTGTTCTCCGTCAAAGTCAAATGGCATTGATACATTTTCCTTGATCCAAGTGAAAGCTCCGTCAAAGTCTTGTTTAAGTAAGCTCATCTTATCCACGATGTCGATAATTTGCTCTCTCTCTTCCGCTGTGTACATGTAACCTACTTTCTAGAAAGGTAGTTCCGATTCATTAACTTCAATCGGTTCAGAACCACCAAATAAGTCTTGCTTAGCTTGTGCTTGACTATCATTAGAGATAAATACTTTTTCAACTGTTGGGAAAACAAAGTTGTAATTTACGTATTCGCCTGATTCCTTAGCTTGTACGCGACCGCTGATCGTTACGACGTCACCTAATTGAATGAAGTCAGGCAAGAACGCTGAACCGTAAGCAACTTTTACGTTAGAACCCTTTTCTTTTTCAAACAAAGGAACTGAAATAATTTTCTTATCGCCTTTTGCTGTGCTTACTGTACGTGTGTTTTTTTCGTTTACTTGCGTTGTAACTGTGATAATTGCCATTTAATTATTCTCCTTTTTTCGCTTCTTGCTGTGCTTTCCAAATTGTCATGATATCAAAGATTTCTTTTTTTGTCTTTGTTTTCAAGTTCTCAATGTTTTCATATCCTAGCTGTTCAGCTCGTTTGATAAGTGGTTGAATTTCACGAAGTCGTTGCTTTTCAGCTTCCAATTCTTTCTGCTCTTCTGTCATGTCAGGAAGGTCTTCATTTGCGTAGATGTATAGCCCTAAACCATGACGAGCAATTGCCTTAACTAGTCCGCGTTGAATGGCTTTGTTAACATCCATTGAAGTCACTTTTTCAAGCGGGATAGATTGATTACGATAGTCCATCACAGGAAGGTATTCGATATGCTCTAAACCCTCAATAGTCATACCAACCTTAACCCATGCTGTACGACCGTCTGTATGATAGTTTAAACCTTGCTCATTTTCATAAACTTTACTATTTGCTTCAGGATAAACTTTTTTTACCTCAGACCAAGCGAACGCCCAACTCAGATAGTCAAGATTATTCTTTTTACTTTTTTTGTCATTAACATTAATGATGCTTAAGGTTTCAAATACGCTCATTTATAGACAACCTCTTCTTTCAAACGTTGGTTTTTAAGTTCTTCAGTAATTTTTTTCACAACTTCTTCGAGCTGTTTTTCGTCAAACTTAATGTTAATTGCTTCCATTTTCTCCTCTTTCCACAGTGAATACATCGCCTTGCCTTGTAATTTCAATATTATACTTAAGCATTGGTAAAATATATCCGTCGTCCCAATAGTTCCACAAGTCATTTATTAGGCCATACAGACACTCGTTAGGGCCAGCCCTATACTTTACTTCGTTCATCTCTTCAAGCTCTTTAGACAGCTTTCTAACGTTTCTAGCATAGTGTTTACTAGCTTTTTCTTCTGCTTTTAAACTTTTGTAATTGCTTTTCATAAATAAATTTCCTAATATCTTCCTTCTGTTGCTTTTCCTCTTTATCAGTCCAGCCAACCTTTTGGCCTTTTCGCTTACCGCTTTGATAAACTCGTCTATTATCTTCAGGAAAGCCATTTTTCTCGAAGTACATTCTAGTGTATTCAAAGTAATTTAAACTGTTGATATACTGTTGACTATTTTTTTTGTGATAATTTAAAGTAATTCTTCGCCTTTCAGCTAGTTCTTTAAAAGATGTTATCATTAGTTCTCCTTTATTTCTATAAGACTATTATATCAAAGTTATTTTTTATTGTCAAGCATTAGATATCATTTTTTTATTTATTTCTGCTTTTAATTGCAATGCTTTAAT